AGCTTCAGATAGAAGATACAAAAATAATTTATTAATATTAGATGATGCTATAAATATTATAAAAAAATTAACTCCATATACATTTAATTGGAATGAGGAATACATAAAGTCATTTATAAAATCAACAGGTATCCGAAAACCTGATGATAATGCAGAACTAGAAGTACTAAAATCATATGAAGAACAAATATCTGAATATAGAGATATGTGTAGTCATAGAGAGTTAGGTTTTATTGCACAAGATATTGAAGAAATTATTCCAGAAGTTGTTCGTAAAGATAGTGAAGGAATGTATGGTATTCAATATGATAAAATGGTTGCTCTTTTAACAAAAGCAGTACAAGAACAACAAGAACTAATAGAGTCTAAAGATAAAACAATTAAAAATCTCGAAGATCGTCTTGCGGCTATAGAGAAACACTTAAATTTATAAAAATGAAATTAGAAAAAAACGAATTATCAGAAGTATTAAAAGTAGTTGAAACATATGGATCGTTACAAGTTGAATTTGCCAGTGTTGAAGAACAGATGGAAAAAATAAAACAACAAAAGGATGATCTGTTAAATCGTTTAGAAGAAGCAAGAAAACAGGAACTTTTGATCATGAAAAAACTCGAGAAAAAGCATGGACCTGGAAAATTAAATTTGGATAATTATGAATATATTAAAGAAAGTACTGTCAAATAAATATTTCTATATTAGTGTGATTATACTTCTAGTTATTTTTTTAATTAGAAGTTGTCGTACACCAATAGAAAATTATGATCAAAATATAAAAGCATTAACTGATTCTGTTAGATTTTATAAATCTAAAAATGGAGAATTAGTATATGAGAAGACTGCTTTTATCTCTAAACAAAATGAACTAAGTCAACTAAATAAAGATTTAGTGAACGAAATTAAAGAATTAAAAGACAATCCAATAGTTGTTATAAAAACTAAATTTGTTATAGTTCATGATACTGTTGAGATTGAAGTCAATAGTGGTGATTATACTTATAATGAAGATAACACAATTAAAAGTAGAACATTTGACTGGAAATTAGATACAGCATATGATTCTAATAATTACCGAACATTACATGGAGATTACATTGTAAGTGTAGATTCTAACATAAATATCACAACAACAGATTTCAGACTAATGACAGATGAAATTGGTATTGGTTTAGCTACAGGTTTGACAGAAGGTAAAGACAACAATGTTGAAATTTTTATAACATCAACATATCCTGGTTTTAAACCGACAAACATCGATGGTGCATTATTCGATCCTAGAGAATCTGAAGTTATAAAAAAATATTTTCCACCGAAAAGATGGAGTTTGTCTCCGTTTGTTGGTTATGGTGTATATGTTGATATAGCAAATGGTAGAGTTGGGACTGGAGCAGCTGCAGGTATATCTGTTTCATATGCATTATTTCAATGGAATTTCAAGAAAAAATAAGAAACTAATATATGAATAATTCATTTTATGTACAATTAGCACCATATCTTTTATTAGAGTATTCATACTCTGATGTTAGCTATTATGGACATGAAGTAAAATTTGGTAAAATCACAAGTGAATATTATAATGGACAATGTCAATTAGTAAACACTTCTGCATCACAAGATATTACACAGAATGTTTTGAATTATTCAGCTGCTCAATTGGGTAATTACCAATGGGCATCATTGAATATAAATGCACCTACTCCGTACATCAGTACGGATTCTAAATTAACATATGAAGATTTAACTGTTTTAAATCCAATTTCAGTTACATATGATACTGTTAAAGTTCACATAATGAGTGGGTATAGACTGGATGATTTAGACGGTCTTATAATTCAAGCATATGTTAAAGAAGCACAAACTACTAATACTACAATATTAGCAAACAATGTTTATTTAAACAGTGATAGTAGAGATATATTAAATCCCCATCCTATATTTTTAGGTGATAAAGTATATGACAGATATGTAGAATTTCTTATTCCTTCTACTAAAGAAGCAATTAGAGATTTCTTTGCAAATCCATTAAATTCAGTTTCAATCGGGTATCAGTATTCATCTGATAATCGAGGATTCTTAATCGATACTGCAGTATATATAAAAGCTATTGAGATAGAATCATCTACACAAGCAAATGGTAAATTAATTTTTAGTGCAGGTACTGAATATGAAGTAAATGTAAACCAAGAAGATAAATATGCAGGTCTTGCTGCAAATATTCAAGAAGCATCAGATGGAGATTATTTTACATACTATCCAACATATGACGGAAATTATATTCAAGATTTTATATCACAATTAAATGCATCAGGTGGTGATTATGTTGTTATAAATGATTTAGTTGTATATGAACAAGTTGGTGTTGATAGTTTATCGACATTTTCGTTTTCACAAATTCAAACTGATGGATTTGAAGAGTCTCTTAATTGGAGACCTATATTGAAATATCCAGAACATGCAGTTGCATTTTCTATTGACTATACGTGTAGAATTTATAATAGATCAAATGGCTTTCAGATGATCCGTAAAGCTTCAGTTACATCATATAATCCTAGAAAATATGGAAAACGATTAGATAGAATTAGTTTATCTACACAAAGTTATCCGCTTAAAGTTTATAATAAAGTATATGATGGTCCTACCGTCTCGTATTCAAAACCAGAGGGTAATACACAATTCAATACAGTTTATATTCCTGTGTTCTTTGATAGAAGAAATGTGGTTGTTCAACAACAAAGTATTACATCAGTTAATGATGGATCAACTATAAATGAATTTTATTTTGGTCAAGGTCAAGCTAGAATATATTTAGGTGATGCAGATAATTATGTGAAATTTATAATTAATGATGTAAATAAAGCAAATAATGCAATATCACATATAGATTTATCATACGGAACTGTGAATATTACATTTAAAGATAAAAAAGGCAAACTTATAACTATTCCAGCAGAAGATAGTACATCAACAACATTATCATCTTCAGGTGAAGTTGTATTTAAAATTACAAGTGATTTAGTTTCTACTATTTTATATGATTCTAAGGTAAAACCTTTTAGAATTACAATAAAAACAGACGATACCAATCCGACTATTTTATATAGTGGAACTGTAGATACGGTAGACAATTTAGGAAATGAATCTGAAAGATTGAATACATTAAAACAATCTAGTGCAACTGTAACATCATCAGCAATAAAAGTAAGCACCACAGGTGCTTCGGGCACTAATATTACATCAGGAACGAGTACATCTAATGCTATATTGCAAAATCAAGTACAGCCTTCATTCATCCCTGGATATAGTAACAATGATGGATCAATTTCAATCCGTGGTGGTGTAAAACCAATAAGTAATACAACCGTAAAGGCTGGAATGACTGGATCATCTACTACAACTAAAAATAAATAATATATAATGATATTAAATTCAAAAAATAATCAATATGTATTTAGATTGCCAAAAGGATTTATTTATCCTGATTTAGAAGAGAAGTATAATTTTTATTTGAAAAGATTACCTACTCCATTTGACAGTATAACTGATTATGTAAATCATACTGTTCAATCTGTTACATTTCCTTCAGTTTCTTCTGAAGTTGTAGAACAAATGGTTGGACGTCAAGTAGATTCAGATACACGTAAAGGTTTAACTAAAAATCCTCAGATATGGAGAGAATCGGTGGATTTAGAAAAAGCTATTGCTAAAGAATTTACTATTAATTTTAAACTTGCTGATGGATATTTGAACTATTGGGTTTTATATGAAACATATATGAGATACTTAGAGTATACAAATATGGAAGATTATATGCCAGATTTAGATTTAGCATATTTGGACAGAGATGGGTATGAACTTTTAAAAATATTATATCGTCAACCATTAATTAGTGGAATATCAGAATTAGAAATGAATTATTCTGCTACAGCAATGGAATTTAGAACATTTTCATTAGACATTAGATACAATATTTTTGAAATAGCAGTTGACTTAGTATAAACTTTAAACGAAATTTCAGTATAAATAATACTGATATATAAACATGAAAACATTTCTTGAGTGTATAAATGAACAGGTATGTAACTTTATACATACTCCAAAAACAATTAAAAAGGGTGATAAAGTTCAAGTAAAATTTGAAATGCTAGAAGGATCACCAGTTTCTGTCGTAGAAGCAGCATCAGATTCGTCCGTATATGACGGACAAACTATATTTCCTCATCTATTTGGTGGAGACATGATGGTTTTTGCCAAGTGGAATGGAAGAGAATGGATAAACTAAATAACATATTAACATGACTAAAGATCAAATTAAAAAAGCAATTATTATTGCAGGTGTTTTATTTCTTATGACATTTCTAAACACTTGTAATTCATGTTCATCAAAAAGTAATAGTAGACAGCTTATAGATGAAACAGATTCTCTTAAAAATGAGATTACAAATCTTCAAAAAGAAGTTAAAAATCTCAAAGAAGAATCAGTAACTACAACTGAATTAAAAATAGAAGGTTTGAAAGCTGAACTTCGTGCAATTGAAGCAACCGATCGTCGTAAAATCGATATGGATAGACAAGGTGAAATTCGTGCAGAAATAGAGCGTTTAGAATCTAAAAAATAACTACATAAAAATGATTACTAACTTTGAAGAGTTCTTGAACGAATCTAGATTCGGAGAATTTGCACCATTATTATTATAAAATGAAAGATGGTTCAGCTAAGAATCAAAATATTTCAGTGTTTGATGATTCGAATAATTCATATGAAGATGCAGCTAAAAAATTAGATGAACAATATAAAAAGGCTCAAGAACTTTATAAAGATCGTAAAGCTAATTTTTATAAAAATGAAAAAGAAAAATACCGAAACGTAAAAGGTGGAAAAGGAACATATGATCATTTAGTTAAAAGAGAAGGCGATCTTGATTTTGCGATGGATATTTATGATAAAGCCATTAAATTCATGCATGAACATAATAATTTATATAGACGTGTCAAAAATGATTTGACTGGCACAGATCAATATAAAGTAGTTGAAGCTGCAAGAAAAATACAAGACATATATCCATCATCATTGATTAAAGAGACTGGACGTTTAAAACAACGTACTAAATCTTGGTATAAAACAGATGCTCCTATTGTAAAAGGCGCAAGTAAACAAGTTGAAGTTATACGAAATATGTATAAACAACTAATAAATGGATGTAAATTGTTAGGTAAGGTGCAAAACGTCAATCAATTGCACAATCTATGCGTTGGGGGAATGTATTAATATGATAAGCGTAGGATTAGACTTTTCTAAAAATTCACCTGGTGTTTGTGTTCGTAATGATGATGATATAACTTTCATTTCATTTATTCGAGGAATACGAACACCTAAGAAAACAGCAATTCATTATGGAAACTTGCAAAACGTTGGTGTTGAAATATATCAACATACAAGGATTCCAACTCCTAAAGAAGAATATCAAGCATCTGAATTATGGAAAATAGAAGATGCTATAATTTTAGCAGATCTTATAGCTTCTAAATTGCCAGATCATATTGATATTATAGGAATGGAAGGATTTTCATATGGGTCAAAAGGTAATGCTGGATTAGACATTGCAGGATATTCATATTGTGTCAGAAGAGCATTATTTAAAAAATATGGAGATAAAATTAGAATCTTTTCTCCAAGTTCTGCTAAAATGAATGCAGGAAAGGGCAATGCTGGTAAAGAAGAAATGTTAGAGTTCTTTTTAAATACAGATGATGACGCATTAAAACAAAATGGAATGTGGAAAGGAATAACTGATAGTTCAATAGCAATTGAAAAACCTGTAGATGATTTGGTAGATTCATATTTTATTCAAGATTGTGCAAGGAAATCTTTTTATGATCCAGATGTATTCAAGAAAAAACCAAAAGTTAAAAAGTCAAAAAAGAAATAAAATGACGTTTTAAAAAAGATATATATAAATCAACTAAAGTTATTACTATGAGTGAAAAAAAAACAACAAATGAATGGAGCAGATGTTCCAGAAACTGGATCAAAAATGTCAGAAACAACTGCAAAAGGAACTGAGCAATTTCCAGGTTCGAAAGAATCACCTAAACATAAACCTAAACATAAACCTGAACATAAAACATCTAGTAGAATATTATCATATAATGAATTTGTTAAGGATTCTACAGATAAATTTAATAAACAAACAATCGAAAAAACAGCAATGTCAGGAGAAAAAACTGGTGATAAAGGTGTAGCTACATTGGAAAGTGAAACTATTGATGAAGCTGTTACAAAAATTAAAAAATTCGAAGAATTTATAGAAGATAAAAATGATGAAGAAACTCCAGCAGAAGGTGAAGGGACAATTGAGTCACCAAAGGCATCTTCATTCGAAGATTTTAAAGAAGAAGAAACAACTCCACCCACAGAAGGTGAAGGAACAACTGAATAATTAAACGGAAAAAGAAATTTATGTATGTCATTTAAAACTTTTTTTTGGATGGCGTATATAAAATTTGATTGAGTAAATAAACGGGCAATAAACGAAAATATCTCGGCGATAATTTGGACATCGCTCCATATCCCTGAAGATGAACTATTTACAAATCTTGAATAATAAATAAACAATTTAAACAAAAATTAAACAGGCAAAATTATGACAGAATTTAATGACATTTTCAATCTAAGTAACGAGGACTTTGTTGAAAAAAACGAGAAAAAAGTTTCTGAGTACTTTAAACCAGACCCAAAAAAGGGTAAAGATAACACTTATAAAGCGTTAATCCGTTTCATACCTTTCTACAAAGATCCTAAAAAATCTAAAATTAAAAAGTATTCTTATTGGTTAACCGATCCACTTACATCTGATGGATTCTCTGTTGATTGTCCTTCTACAATCAATCAAAAATCAATACTTCAAGATACTTTCTGGAAGCTTAAAAAATCTCCTTCAGTAGCGGAACAAAAACTTTCCGATAAATTCAAAAGACGTGAAAATTATTATTCACTAATTCAGATTGTTAAAGATGATCAAGAACCAGAAAATGTTGGTAAAATCAAAATTTTCAAATTTGGTCAAAAATTGAATAACATTATTCAAGGAGAAATTCAACCAGAATATGGAAAACCATCAAATCCTTATGATCCATTCAAAGGTAGAGTAATGGCGTTACATGTAAATATTGTAGCTGGTTTTAATAATTATGACACCACAAAATTTGTAGGTGATGAATCTCCAGTAATCATTGATGGTAAACCAATTGAAAAAACACAAGAAGGGATGAATGCTTTTGTAGAATATCTTAAAGCAAATTCACCAGCTCTTGAAAACTGTGATTTCAGACCATGGACAGAAGATGAAAAAGCAAAAATAAAATCAGTTATTGAGAATACTGTACCGGGTGTAAGAACTATGGAAACTACTGCAAAAGCTGCAGCTATTGAAACTCCAACACCAGTTAAATCTCAAACAATTACATCTTCATCAGAAGTAATGCCAGAAGCTAAAACAGCGCCAGCTGGAGATGCAATGGATGAACTAAATCTTGAACTAGATAATACTAGTTTCGATGAAGATTTATATGCAGGATTATAATCTACTCATGTATTAATTCACAAACCTGGCCAAGTAAAATTGGCCAGTTTTTTTCTCAAAAAAATTATGACTCTAGACCCAATATTTAGTGCTTCATCATATGATGTTGAAGATTTGTCAAATGAAGATAAAGTAGCAGTATGGGATAAAATAATAAATTGTTTACGTCAAGTATTAGCTTCTGAGTTTTCAGATCCATATAAAAGAGAACCTATTACACATGCCGATAGAGTTCAATTTGCATGTCCATATTGTGGTGACTCTTTAAAAGATAATAGAAAAAAGAGAGGCAATCTTTTTCAAGACACTTTATATTATCATTGTTTTAATGGTGATTGTGGTGCTAGAATGCCAATTTATTATTTTTTGAAACAGAAACACTTATTAGATAATTTTTCACTTCCCGAACAATTATATTTAAAAAATACAGCGTCATCATCATCTATTGACTTAAAACAAATTAAAGAAAAATTTGGATTAGAATCATTCTTCTCTGATGAAATTAAAAACTTAAGTATCAATCGTAAGTTTTTGATGAAATCATTAAAATTGCAAGAAATAACGGGTTCTAGAATTGAAAAATATCTTGTTGGAAGAATGCAAACAGATTTTCAAAAATTTGCATATGATCCTAAGGTCAGGAATGTGTTTGTGTTTAATTTGACCGCCGATAGAGAGGACGTAATAGGGTTGCAAATAAAAACCTTTAAAAAAAGAAATCCTTATCTCACACATAAACTTTCGAGCATTCATGAAATGTTGGGAATATATGATGAAGATCATAAAGAGCAATTTGAAAAAATAGATCATTTATCAAATATATTTGGAATTTTTACTGTTGATATAAATAAACCAATAACAATATTTGAAGGGCCTCTTGATAGTTTTTTATTTCCAAATTCTGTTGGAATATGTTCAGCAAAAAATTCTATTCCATTTGATATTGAAGGTGCACGATATTTTTACGATAATGATAAAACTGGTAAAGATTATGCGATGAGAAAAATTTCAAATGGTAAGTCGGTATTTTTATGGAGAAAATATATTGAAGATAATAAACTATCATCATTCTCCTATAAAATAAAAGATTTAAACGATTTACTAATGTTTATTAGAGATAATAAACGAAAATATACAAAATTTGTCGATTACTTTTCGAAAGATCGATATGATATGATGTTTATATGATTTATGAGATAAATTATAAAGGGAAATTTATAGAAATATATGAAAATGACTACAAAATAGGAGTTTTACGTAATTCATTTCCACATGATATGAATTTTAAAACATTATCGTTTAGATATGATTTTTTGATAGAATTCAGAAAAGTGAACATCATAAAAACCTCCATATAAAGAAATATGGCTATGATAGAACCAGAAGAAATAAATAGAACACATATTGATTTTGAAGATGAATTCAGGTTATCATGCAATATAGATTTTGATGGAGCCGATATTTTATATGATGGAATGAATGAATTGGAGTTTACTATTAAAAAGAAAGAAGAGAAAATTACAAAAATAGAAATTGTAAATCATGCCGACAACAGAAGAAACAACAGGAACAAAACTAAATCTGCACTCTTTTGATTCAACAGAAACAAACGAATCAGAAGAACCAAAAAAAATAGACATTTATACTAGATTTGTTCAAGAACGTGATGAATGGACTAAATCAATAAAGAATATCTCTTCGCGGTTCAAAAAAGTTGAAGATATGGATCAAGTTCAGATAGATCTTTATTCTTCACGTCAAGATATTGTAGAGTATATGTATCGTTTAGGAGCTATTCAAGCAAATGTACGAAAAAGATGGATGTCAGCATATAAAAAAGCATATGATGATCTTTCAATGAATCAGGATTATCGTTATACTGATAGAGAAAAATCAAAGTTTGCAGAAGAACAAACTGGAGAACTTAAAACACAGTTAGACATATTTCAAAATCACATAGATTTCTTCAAAGAATCAATAAAGACTATTGACAATATGGTGTTTGGAGTAAAACATAGAATAGAAATAGAAGACTTTAAACGAGGTGTAAAATAAATAAAAATAAAAATGAAAGAATTAATACAAGAATCATTATTTTCTATTGAAGCAATACGAAAATATAAATTAATGTCAGTAAATACTTATGGTTTAAGTAATACAATTGAAATAGAAGGAGACACTATTGATGAATTGGTAGATTTATTAATGACTGAACCAACATATTTAGATAAGTTTGTAGATATGTCTGTAGTTAGCATGGAAATACTCAAACCTAAATTTAAAATACACACATATTTAGTTGGTGAACTTCCTAATGGCAGTATGCAATGGGAAAATCCTGAGTCTAAAAATACATACGAAGAAGACTGGGAACAGGCAACTGCATTAAAACCAATAAAAGTTTATTTTGATAAATCAGTAGTTGTTAACAGCACAGAAATGGATAAACTAATTGTCGAGCATTCTGGTTATATGTACTATGTTAAACTTGTAAACGATGTTGTTAATGCCAAAAAAATGGATGAAAACAAACACCGTGTAGAACAAGCTGCTATTAAAAAACAAAACGATATTTATATGTTAGCAAAAATGATTAAACATAATGAAGATTTTGAAGATATGCTTAATAAAGCCAAAGAATTACAAATTGAGAAAACGTCAGTAATAGATGAAACTGGATCTATTAAAGTTATAGAGTAATTTTAATCCATTAGATATATAAATCAAAAAAATGTTATGGGAATTATATATCTAACTAAAAATTTGATTAATAATAAAATATATGTTGGTCAAAGTAAGTATAATAATGACACGTATTTAGGTTCTGGTGTAACAAATATGGTCATGAAAATTTTCAAAAAACTATATTAGAGAAATGCAATGATGATCATTTAAATGAACGCGAAATTTATTGGATAGATAGATTAAATGCATGTGATAAATCTATAGGATATAATATATCACCAGGAGGATATGCTCATCGGAAAGCTATTTCAAATGGTACAAAAGGAAGAATAGTTTCTGATGAAACTAAACAAAAACTAAGAAAATCTAATCAGAATAAAACACAAAAACATTCTATAAAATTAAGATGCTTAGATTTAAAATCTAATGAAATTACAATATTTAATAATGTTGAACAGGCAAAACGAGTATTGAATACTACTAGATATAAATTATTACACAATAAATTAGAAGGTTTTGAAATAAACAGAATATAATATGAAATTAATAGTAACTGAGAATTTAGAATTTCTTAGAATTGTTGAAGCTACAGAAATAGAACAAGAACAAATTCAATTTTCATTAAATAGAAGAATACGCGGCTGGTTTTTTAATCCACTCGTCAAAAAAAAAAATATGGAATGGGTATATTCCATTTTGTAAAAATAATTTCATTCCTATAGGTCTTTGGATGGAAGTTGTTAAAATTGGAGAACATTTTAATTTTCCTGTTGAAATAACAGGTCTTGAACGAATCGTTGATTATTCATTCGATAAAGAGCATTTTAAACAATTTTGTGAAGATTTTTTTGTAGATAGCACATTTAAACCTAGAGACTATCAAATAGAGTCAGCTGCTGAAATACTCAAATATAGATTATGTTCATCTGAAATTGCAACTTCCGCTGGAAAAACATTCATCGTATTTATAATTTATGCATACTTAAAAAGTATGGGTAAATTAAATAAAATAGCAATCATTGTTCCGAATACAACACTGGTTATGCAATTAAAAGATGATTGGGAAGAGTATAATGATGGAAAATTAAAAATGAAAGTTCGTCAAGTTTATGGAGGATCTAAAGATAGAGAATCTGATGCAGATGTAATAGTTGGAACATTTCAATCATTATGTAAGAAAACTTTAGACTATTATAAAGGAGTTGATGTTGTATTCTGTGACGAAGCGCACCAATCAAGCACGGCATCAGTTAAAAATGTAGTATCAAAATGTAAAGATTCTATATATCGATTTGGATTATCAGGAACAATTAAAGAAGATGATTCTGCAGATTTTGCAACTGTTACATCTCTACTCGGTCCATTAGTTAAAACAATTTCTCCTAAATTTTTATTTAAAGAAGGTTATGCTACACCAGCAAAATTCAAAATTATTGTGTTAAAATATAATGATGATATTTGTGAAAAACTTTCAAAGATAAAAAGAAGTAAACAATTAGAAGGAAGCCAACTTCTTGCATTTGAAAAAGAAATTGTAATTAAGAATCCAGCTAGATTCAAATTTATTACTGACTTGGTGAATAAGTCAACAAAAAATTCTATGGTGTTATTCTCTAATGTTAAAGATCAATATGGTAAAAAAATATATGAACATCTAAAAGAACATAGTAATAAACAATGTTTTTATGTTGATGGTAGTGTAAATCAAGACAATCGCAATTACTTCAAAAAAGAAATGGAAGTAGGTACGAATAAAACATTGATTGCATCTTTTAATACTTTCTCGACAGGTATTTCAATTAAGAATGTTCATAATATCATATTCATAGAAAGTTATAAAAGTGAAATTATTATCAAACAATCTATTGGTAGAGGAATGAGACAACTTGAAGGAAAGGAAGACTTTACAATTATCGATATAGTTGATGATATATCATGGCAAGGACGTGACAACTATTTATATAAACATGGAAAGGCTAGATTAGAAATGTATAAGGAATATACAAATGATATAAAAATTCATCGTATAAATCTCTAATCATTTTTATTTCACATGTTTTTTTATTATATTTATATATGATTACTAACGTTGCACATACAGATATAGTTAATAATTTCAATAAGACGATTGGTGTGCTCACATATATTGCAGCTTCAACAAATAATGGATTTGAATATACTACACGTGAAACTTTACACGAAGATCGTATAACGTATGAAATCGATATTGATGGAGGTGATAAGTATGAATTATTAGATATTGATTTTAATGAAGACATTTTAAATAATATTACTCATATTTCATTAAAAAAGATGAATTTAAAAAGTATTCCAAATGTTATTTATAAAATGGAAAACTTACATTCATTAAAATTAATCAGTAATAAGATTAAATTTATTGGTGATGATATAGTAAATTTAAAACGTCTTCACTTAATATCATTAAATAATAACAATATCAGTAAAATAAATCCGTTAATATCAAAATTAGAAAATATCAACTATCTAATATTTGATAATAATCCTATAAGATCTATTCCTAAAGAATTATCAACAATTGATACTACATATTTTAAATTAAACTCACGTTTAACAAAAATTGATCCATGTTTTGCTACATGGAAATCATTTAATAATTTGAGTTTACATATTTCTAATAAAAATTGGATATCGTTATTAATTGAATCACCTGATGTATTCAATCATGAAAATTTTCCAAATGTATGGCCTGCTAAATTTGATATTACAGATAAACAGGCTAAATTATTTGGAGATAAAATATTAACATATTCAAGTCTACTTAAGACTTTCATTTTTGGTTTAATGAATTATGATCAAAAAAAGAAATTTGGACATACAGCAAACGTAAAACTTACTGCGCTTAAAAAAGATTTCTAGACGTAAGAACTTTTTATTTTTAGTTATATAACTTGTATTAAGAATTAACTTTGGTATTCATGAGTCATTTTGGCTTTTGAGTTTGTTTCAGCAAATGAAATGAGTATCACTGTAAAAATCAATTTAACTAAAAATAAATTAAGTAATTATGAATGCACAAACATTACAGGCGATGCCTGAGCTCTTTATTACGAGCAACCACAACAGATTAAAGTCATACGACAAAAAATCTAAACTACCTAAGGTTTATTTACCCGGAAATACACATTTTGAATTTGAATTTTTTAATCCTTTACAAGAGCGTATTGGTATGAAAATTTACATTAACGGAAATTGTATTAATTCTCAACAACTTATCATTATTAATCCAGGACAACATGGATTCCTTGAACGCTATTTGGACACAGATTCAAGAAAATTTTTGTTCGATACATACATGATTAATGGAGGTAATGAAGCTGCAAAAAAAGCTATCGAAAAAAATGGTTTAATTAAAGTTGAGTTTTTTAAAGAACAACAACAATTAAGTCTTAATAATGGTTGGTACTCGATAGGGGGATCATTCGGAGGGCCTGATTATACATATTATAATAATACAGGTAATCCAGTATATGGAGATATTTTTACTACTCATGATGGAGCTGGAGATTTTACATGTTCAGCAACATTAGACATGATGCAAAATATTTCAGAAGTAAAAGGTAGTTATAGTCCTAGAAAATCTCCAGCTACCAGAAAATTGTCTAAAAAGGTTTCTAAAAATGTAGAAACTGGAAGAGTAGAAAAAGGTGAAGTTTCTAATCAAACATTTGAAACTACTACATTTAACGCGATGTATAGTTCTTTTCATGATGTTGAAGTTCAACTTTTACCAGAAAGCACAAAACAAGTAAACGTTGGCACTCAAACTTCTGTATATTGTCCAAATTGTAGATATAGAATTAGAGATGCTAAAAAATGGAATTTTTGTCCAAAATGTGGAACTGATATTCAAAACATATAAATGAAAACAAAACAAGTAATAATTGTTCGTAATGATTTAAAAATGCGAAAAGGAAAAATGTCAGCACAAGTTGCTCATGCTTCTATGAATGCATTACTTAAATCAATGTCATACGAAAAAGTTCATATGATAACTTCTCCAACAGAAAACTCATATGATGAATACACCAGAACACTAAAGTATAATGAATTTAGTGCAATGGAACAATGGTTAGAAGGGAAATTCACAAAAATTGTTTTGCAATGTGATTCACTTCAACATTTAGAATCATTACATGCAACTGCTGTAAGTATGAAACTTCCGTGTTCGGATATTATAGTTGATGTTGGCGATACAGTATTTAATGAACCAACTGCTACTTGTTTTGCAATTGGACCAGAATTTAGTGATAAAATCGATACTTTAACTAGCTCTCTGAAGTTAATGTTATAAACAAAACTCATATAACAAATGGATAGTTTTTGTACAGCTATCCATTTGTTATATTTATTCAACGAAATAAATTTTTTATGAGAATATTAGACGTTGTTACAAATAAGTTTATAACAATCATTCTTAAAGAGAAAGATAAATTTATAGCAGGAATGTGTAAATTTTTTGAAAACACGAAACAAGAGGGACGTGAAACAAAGGAAGCATTTCAATACATGCAAAAATATATGCGTGGTGAAAAACTTACTGCGGAAGAAAATGATGCATTTAAAACACAAACGGGAGATGTGTTAAAAGGGCTTGGAATTATAGTTCCATTTGCATTAATTCCAGGAGCTTCTATATCAATTCCAGTTTTAATAAAGCTGTGTGATAAATTTGGAATAGATTACACAAGTGTATTACCTAGCGCATTTAAAGATGGACGAACAAAATAAAGATTTTTTTGATAAGACTCTAGTAGCAGATTTATTAAAAGAACGAAAAAATATAAAGAATATGTGGAAAGTGGATGGGTAAAAACATCACCAACACCAATTCTATCGAATTTTGATTTTGCTTCATTATATCCAACAACAATGAAGACGATTGATCCAGATATAAAAGAAAGAGAGATTGCAATATGGATTTAAAATATAACTTTTTTGATATAGAATCACTTATATTTTGTGGTGATGTTCATGGAAAATTTACACAATTACAATATAAAATAAAACAATATGATCTTAAAAATTGTATAATATTTGTTTGTGGCGATTTTGGTGTCGGGTTTGAAAAACCGGGATATTACAATGTTGAACTTGGAAAATTAGATAAATTTTTAAAATTACATAATAACTATTTATTTGCTATTAGAGGTAATCACGATGACCCTGAATATTTCAGTGAGAATAAGGAATATGGGAATGTTATTTTATTGCCAGATTATAGTATTATTGGTGTAAATGGTTATATGATCCTGGGTATTGGTGGAGGTACATCTATCGATAGAAAACAACGTATAGCTCATGACATAAAAATAAACAACCAATACAAAAAATATAATTCTAAACGTAGATATACAAGCTATTGGCCAAATGAGGCTATAGTTGTCGACGGTGAAAAAATCAATGAGATTAATGAATCGCCCGATAATATTGATGTTATATTTACACATTCATCTCCAAACTTTTGTGAACCTTTTACTAAAGACGGTATACTTGGATTTATTAAACTTGATCCACAGTTAGTGGTTGATTATGATAAAGAACGTGAAAGCTTGACACAAATATATGATGAATTAAAAAATAAAAATATCTCACACTGGTTCTATGGACATTTTCATGAATCATACAGACTTGAACATGAAAATGTTCAATTTATTGGAATCGATGAGTTGGAGTTCAAAGAAATGGTGTTACTTAATAAAAATGAAAATTAAATTAAATTAAATTATAACAATGGAGACATGGGAAATAGTTCTAGAAGAACTGAAAGCTACTAAAGATTGGAAAGAGGTATTAGATACCGAATTTGATTCTGGTCGTTATTATGAATTACCGTGGATGATCGACTATTTTAGAGAAAAAGGTGATACTGAAGCAGTAGAGTACATTATTAAACTTGAAGAAGAAATTGAAGCAAAAGAAGGACGTAAATATGCAATCGGCGACAAGTTTATAATGAACAATGATATTGTAGAATGTGAAGTCGAAATTACAGATTTCGATACCGATGGTTCTGCTTGTGTAGAATATACTAACATAAACTACAAATCATCCAAGAAAAAAATTCCATCGGTAAATATTAAAGATTTAAAAAGATTGCGTTAATGTCAAACATATATTACATACACGGTTCAGCAGATTCAGTGGATAAAGATATTTTTTATGTCTTTGATGAAATGCCTCTGTTTCAAGATGCGAAACGATTTTGTGATGCATCAAAGAAGAAAATAGAAATATCATCGTCATAAAGAATGGTATAGTTGTTGATTGTTATAAAGGAACATGTGATGAAATTCAAAACGGTTTAATCGACACCTATCATTTACATTTAAAAGATCAAAAGCATCCTCCACTTATTATCAAACGTGCTGACCGTGATGTAATGTTAAAGACTATATGTGTACTTAGATGTTTTTATCACACTTCTCAAGAACGGATAAACGTCAATTAGTCAAAGCGGTAAGAATAATGTTATTGAAGTTCGAAAAATATTTGCATTTCAATTAGCTCAAATTATCGGGTTGACTAAAGGCGTTGAAATATATACAAAACAAGCAGCGGTTGCACATTTTCCAACATTAGAACCATACCTATACAGAAAAGAAACTACTGCTGACAATTTGATTGTCATATTTAATGACTTTATCGACTATTGTGAAAAAATCAAATATACACAACAAGATGATATTGTTGTGTTTGAGAACTCAACTAATTCATATGATTTAAAAACAGAAATTGTATTATGAAAAACATAAAATTAGTATTAATAACTGCATTTATGATTATGATGACTGCATGTCATAATGTTGTTGTATGGACACCAGGCCAAGCATTAATAGTTACTTTATTTATTATCGTTGCGATAATAGTTGTAATGATAAAAATTTCACATGCTTTAGAGAAATGGTGGAAAAATAAATTTAAGAAATAATGGCACAAAAAGTAGTAAAATTAGTAGCAGTAGTTCCTGATGCAGGTTCAGAACCAATAATATCGAGTTTAGCAGAATTACAATTATGGCTTGATGAAGAGGCTACTGTATCTTCTGTTGTAGCTGGAACAGGAACAGAAGAAGGAAACTATATATTTGTATTAACAGTTCCTGATGATTTTGTAATTCCTACAATAGAATAATGGCAAAACCAGTAAAACTAATAAAGTTAGAAGGAACTGTTGAAGAACTTGCACAAATAATTAGAGACTCTAGAATTACTGAGACTTTTGTATTTAAAAAGGATCGGTCTAGAGTTTATACTTATGTGTGTGGGAAGATATAGAAAAATGGTTTATTAACTATGCGGATGGAAATAAAGCAGGTCCCACTGAGTATTCTAGATGGCAAACGGATAGGCAATTAGAAGCTACAATTTCATTTTATATGGGTTTTGGTAAACTGTTTTTATATAAAGTAGACAAATCTACAGACGTTGAACAATTTGATGATTATTAAAAAAATTTTTGGAATTAGTGACAACTCCATACTTTATCATGTTTCTTAAAGTTTAAATTATTTATTTTTCTATATAATGATCGTTCAGATATATTTAATGCATGTGCAGCCTTTTTAATAGTTTTATTAGAATTTAATGCATTTAATATCATCATATTTGTCATAGATTCAATATTTAAGTTGGACATATTTATATCATTAATGTTTTTAAATGAAGTTCCACTTGTTATATTTTTAAGAGGCCCTGTGTTTAAATCTAATCTGCCTATAGTATAAATTATATTATTTTCTAGAATATTAGAATCTTTAACAGATAAATTATTATCTATTATTATTATTTTATGATTTATATATGGATATTCATATTTTATATGATCAATTCTATTTCCATTTCCTCTACCAACATAAAAAGGTTCATATTCAAATATATATGACCCATATTGAAATGGACCTGGCTTATCTGTATTTAACGCAATATATACATAATTTTCAAATGTATTATTTTCTATTTCGACAAACTCATCAAACTCATCATTTAAATCAGACAAAGATATATTAAAATGATTAATAATAGCTTCTTCTATTAAATCACTAATTGTTATAGATGTGTTTTCATTAGACTCTATTTTTATACGTATATTTTCTAATTTTTTTAACAATTTATTTGAACATTCAAATTCCATATCATATAATTTTTGTTATATATCTAAATGATATGACAAAACTATGACAAAACTATGACATATGTATAATTTTTCACTTTGGCATAGTTTTTGTGTTTATTTATACAAATAACACACAAACAAAAATAAACATTAGAAATTATGAAACAAGAAAACAGAGACTTCGTAGATTTTTTTAACCAAATTTTTGGTCAGATTGACTTTATGCCAGGCATGAAACAACAAGATTATTCAATAAAGCATGGTGATAATGAAAGCACTTTATTGTTAGCAGTTCCTGGTTATTCAAAAGATGATATTACTATCACAGTAGAAGATAATAATACTATCACAATAACTGGTGAATCTAAATCTGGTTTAACAAGTGTACTTAAAAGAACATTCACAATTCCAGCAAATAAAATTGATATGGATGCGATTGTTGCTAAAGTTGAAAATGGTGTATTAGCAATTATCTTTACACATGCGAAAAAAAGTAAAAAAACAATCAAAGTACAGTAATATCATTTTTTTTTCATGAATAAATTATTAATTTTACACATATAATTAATTTTTTATACGATGATACTTACAGAAAAAATTGGTCCAGATACTCCACAACACATTGTTGATGTTGTAAATCTGTTAAAGAAAAAAGTAAAACCACTAAATCTTAAAAACGTCGATTGTTGGATTGCCGGTGGTTATTTTAGATCGGCATTTAATGATGAAGAAATTCATGATATTGACATCTTTTTCAAGAATATAAATGACATTGATGTATTGAAATCTACTTTAAATGAAGGTTTTACTGAAAACTCTTACCATGTTAGAGGAAACTTTAATGATCCAACATCGGGTAGAAGTAAAGACGATGATGTGTCATTCGCATTCGCAAAAGCAGAATTTAAAGTTTCAGTAGATTTAATTAAAAAATTCACATATATTAATGCTGAAGAATTACTTTCTGATTTTGACTTTTCTGTATGTAAATTTGCATATTCTGTGAAAGACAATACTTTTTATTATGATTCAAAAGGATTTATTCATCTTAAGGCAAAACGACTTGTTATAACTAATCCGGAGTTTAATAATCCGGTTGGTTCAATGAAAAGATTGAAAAAATATTTCTCGTATGGTTATGATATTAGTTCAGAAAGTATCAATCTGATTGCAAATAGAATTGCAGAACTTGGAACATCTTGTATTAAAACATCTTGTATTAAAGTTAATATGTATGATGATGATGAAGCAAAAGATCAGATTAAAATCAATGCATTTGATTTAATATTACCAAATGAAAATTGGAAAGTTTATTTGGAAATGAATCCAAATGTAATTTTGCATAAAAGTTTCCCTGACACATTCAATATGCCAGTAAATAATGAAACTCAAGAACGACTCATTAAAATGGCAAGATCAAAAACTATTGAATGGGATAAAATCAAAGGATTTGTTAGTGAAGAAAATTGGGATAATTCACGTGGTGCCAGAGGTATGGCAAAACTGAAAAAAGGTTTTTAATGACTTCCCAAGAAGCTAGCGTGTAAATTCGGAAAGAGATCTTCAGCAATACTTAAAAATTCAAAATAGTATTGCTGAAGCAGCTTCTCATGGAAGTTTTGAAATAACTATATGGAATATTTCCATTGAAGAAGCTCTTAACGAATTTTAGAAAAAGAAGGATATGAGTATCCAACGTCATGACAATGTAACAATAAAGTGGTAACTTTTAACTAAGGTGATATGAGACGACTTACAATTGAAAAAACTATAACACCGAGAGATTCCAAGTCATTAAATTTATTTTTCACGGATATTCGAAATTATGAAGTAATGACACACGAAGAAGAGTATGAAATCTTCGAAAAATACAACAATACAAAAGATGAAAAATTATTAGAAGAAATTGTTCATAGAAATCTCAAATTTGTTGTGAGTGTTGCTAAACAATATATAACATCACAATTAGCATTAGAAGATTTAACTATGTCTGGTTGTATAGGTTTAATTAAAGCTGCCGAAAGATTTGATTATACTAGAGGATTTAAGTTTTCAACATTTGCTGTATGGTATATACGAAATGAAGTAATTTTGTATATTATAAATCAGTCTAGAAATGTTCGTATACCTTCACATATTTCTCTTGAAATACGAAAGATTCAAAAGAAGATAGAAGCAAACGAAGAATTAACAGAAGAAGAACTTATTAAATATTCCAAATATCAAGAAACTCAGTCAATAATGTCATTAGATAAAGTGACTGATGAATATGATCCGCTTTCATCTATCGAAAATTCTAATGCAGATAATCCGTTACTTGAATTAAATCTAATAGATAAAAATATTGTTTTAAACAGAGTTTTACATCAATTAGGTGATAGGGAGCAATTAATTATTGAGCATCTTTTTGGTCTTAATGGTAAGAAAGTTGCATCTATAGAAGAAGTTGCAATAATGATAAATCGTTCATCTGAACTAGTCCGACAAATTAAAAACCGTTCTTTATATAAAATGAAACGTCTATTAAAAGGAAAGGCTAAGGATATGTATTTTTCTCTGGTTTCTTAATTCTCACCCACATTTTTTGATATATGACAGATAAAGAACAAAAATATCATGATAAATTAATTATAATGATTCATGATTTATTAGCAGCTGGAGAATCTATGGTTGACGCAGCAGAAACATGTGGTCATGATGATTGTGTCGATGAATGGAATAGAATTTCTAAAAAGGCAGAAAAAGAAATGTGCTTAAATGAAGCATGTATTGCTTCATACAGAGAAGAAGCGAATAAAAGAAGAGAACAACGTGAAAAAGCAAAAGAAGAAAATTTCCTCAAGAAAAATAAAGCTGAAGATGAAGAAATTTTAAAATCTTTTGGATTAACACTTGATGATCTTAAAAATGGAAAAATCTAAAAGAAAGTAAGCAAAATGGGTGGAAGAGCAATGAGTCTGTTAGGAATTGAAACAGAACGTAAAACAACAGTTGAACATTTGAGAATTCAAAAAGAATTGATGCCTATTATTGCAGAAATGTTTAAGACAAAAGTAAAAGGTGTCAAGTTTTATCACAAGAAGGAATCTCATGGAGATTTAGATATACTTATCTTAAATCATGGAAACCTTGGAAATGTTGCTAAAACACTTGAGGTGTCATTTGGTCCAGTGTATTCAAATGGTAATGTTTATTCTTTTGAATATGATAAGTATCAAGTAGATATTATTCCTCAACCTACACGTATTTGGGATTTTTGTCATGATTTTTTTGATTACGATCCCTCTGGAAATTTGATGGGGAAAATTGCAGCAAAATTTGGGTTAAAATATGGATTTCAAGGGTTGGTTTATCCATTCCGTACATATTCTGGACGTTTATCTACTGATATTAATATTTCTACAGATTCAAACAAAATTTTTAAATTTCTTGGATATGATTATTCTCGTTACTTGAAAGGATTTGATACAACTACTGAAATTTTTGAATGGATTGTTGAAAGTAAATACTTCAGTATGGATTCATTTTTGATGGATAATTTGAATCATATCGATAGAAAGCGTAATAAGAAACGTGCAACATATCAAGAATTTTTGACATGGGCAAATGAAAATAACATTGAGTCTAAATACACCATTAAAAAAGATAAAGAATCATATATTGACGTCATTGATCAATTTTTTCCAGAAGCCGAGTTTAAAATTAAACTTGAACATTTACGAAAAAAAGACCATGAGAATCAGTTGATTTCTGAAAAATTTAATGGTCGTCATGTTATGGAATGGACTGATATTAAAGGCAAAGAACTTGGTGCTATTTTATCAAATTTTGATTCATATTTAGGAGATGTGAGACGTAACTTTTTATTAAATTCATCAGCTGATGAAATTGAAGTATTTTTCAAAACTTGGTATAACCGATAATATTACATTGACATTGTCAGATTAGCATAGTGGTCCAGTGCGCAATATCCATGTGAAGAGACATGAGTTCGAATTTCGTATCTGGCTCTAATTAAACCAAGAAAAAATGTCAAGTTATTTTAACTCTCTAAGAGAAGGTGATCTTTATGAAGGTCAAGAACTTGGACTATTAAAACAAATTCAGAGTGTGAAGAAAAATTGTTATAAAAGATCCTGATTATTTTGATTTGAGTGGATATAAACGAGTTATGATAACAGATAGAGAATTAGAAAGATTAGACGTCTATGTATTAGACACTAAAGGTGGATTTTATCATGATAATGAAGACTGGGCGATTGTTCCAGTTGATAGATCACGACATATTTGGGAATTTTGTTCAATGAGTTGTATTGATGGTTCTATGGAACCTATTTTTAAAACTACTAAAGAAATGACATTAGATGATTTTGCAGAATTATATTATCATGTCACTCATAAAGAATTAACATATGATAATTGACCTCATAAAAAAATGTAAAACTAATGATAGAGTTGCACAAAAAGCTCTATATGACAATTATTCTCCGTTATTGTTTGCTTTATGTAAACGATACGAAGGATACTTGTGGAGCATCTGAAGTTTTACAGTCAAACTTGTTCAAAATGTGGCAGTGTTCATAAATCGTAAAGGTGAACTTTATGAATGCATAAGTTGTGGTTATGTTATAGATGCAGACTTTAATGCTGCATTAAACATTCTGCATAGAGGAGCATATGGTCCCTCTACTACAAAAAACTTAATTTTTATAACTTTTTATAGAAATTAGTAATTATTAGACATAGATGTAAAGGAAAATGAGATTTAATTCTCATTTTCAAAATCTTTGTTATATTCAATCAAATCACGAGTCAGGCATTATCTGGCTCCATAATTATTGAAAATGATAAGCAAAAAATATATTACGTATGATGAGAAAGAATTGATAGCTGAAATAAATTCAATACGTAAAAATCTTTCTCAGATGAAACCAGCAGTATACATACAAGATACATTTGCAAATGATTGATTTTGATTGATTGATTATTGGAAGTTGAATAGCTAAATTGGTAGAGCGCCTGAAGAAAAACTCAGGAGATGAGGTTCGAGTCCTTACACAAGAAATTGTGAGTATGGTACTATTGCGGGTTCGAATCCCGCTTCAACTACAAAAATAAGTATTATGATATTATTGACGTCTGAAGATATTCGTGGACTTGATTATGACTTAACAACGGGATTAATTGATGAAGAAGAATATGATGAAATTGTACAACAGATAATCGATGAACGATTAATAAAAATGGTAAGAGATGGATCTGGATAGCAGCAAAAGTTGTTGAAAATGAAAAAAGATTAGCATTAGAAAGAAACAAAGAATATGCTAATCTTATGCGTCGTAAGAAAATATTGACTGAAGAAATAACGTCAATAGATAAACAACTTGAAAAAATAAACTCAAATATGAAAATATCGGTTACTGTAAGTTTTCCGGGTTTTGCGTATTAAAACTAAAACTTTAATTGAATAAAATAATCATGAAATACAAAACTCCAATAAACAACAATTACTGTGCAGTTGTTGTAGAAATTAAAACACTTGTTCCAATTGAAAATTGCGACAACGTTGTACATGCAATCATCATGGGTAATCATGTAGTGGTTTCTAAGAACGTTAAAGTTGGTGATGTAGGTTTATACTTTCCATTAGAAACACGTCTTTCTAATGAATATTTGAGCATCAACAATCTTTACAGAAAACCTGAATTAAATGCTGATAAAAATGAAAAAGGTTATTTTGAAGAAAATGGTCGTATTCGTTGTGTAAAATTCAGAGGAAATAAATCTGAAGGTTTATTTATGCCAATTGATTCAATTGCAGAGTTCTTAAAAAAAGGCGATGTTCCTGTTATAGGAGATGAATTTGATGAACTTAACGGTGTCAATATTTGTTCAAAATATGTCGTCAAAATATCGAAACAATCTGGAAACAAACAAAAAAATGGTAGAAGTCCAAAAGTATCAAAATTAGTTGATGGACAATTTAACTTTCATCAAGATACTGCAATGTTATATAAAAACATGCATAAGATTCAACCAGAAAGTTTGATTTCTATCACATACAAAATGCATGGGACAAGTGGTGTTTCGAGTAATATTATTTGCAAAAAACAATTAAAATGGTATGAAAAATTATTGTTGAAATTGGGAGTAAATGTAGTAGATACAGAGTATGACAATATTTATTCTAGTCGTAATGTTGTCAAAAATGAAGACTTAAATCCAAATGCAAATCATTATTATAAAGAAGATATTTGGGGAATTGCTAACAATGAATTGAAAGAGTTCTTACAAAAAGGAATGACATTCTATTACGAAATTGTTGGTTATTTACCAAGTGGTGGTGCTATTCAAGGTACATTTGATTACGGATGTAAACCAAGAGAACATGCAATTTACATATACAGAATTACTTATACTAATGCAGATGGTAAAGTATTTGAGTATACGGCAAAACAAGTTCAAGATTTTTGTAAAATGAATGGACTTAAAGCAGTTCCTCAACTTTACTATGGATATGCAAGAGATTTGTATGATGGAAATGTAACTGAAGGAAGAATTTCAAATGTGAATCCAGAAGAATGGAGAGCTACTCTTCTTGAAGTAATTAAAGATCGTTTCAATGAAAAGGATTGCTTTATGTGTATTAATAAAGTACCTGAAGAAGGATGTGTAATTCGTTTAGAAGATTTATGGTTAGAAGCCTTTAAATGTAAATCTGAAAGATTCTGTGAATTTGAAACAAAAGAATTAGATAAAGGTATTTCTAACATAGAAGACGAAAATTAATGAAATCACATCATTTTTTAGCAACAAGTATTATATTTGCTTTAGGTGCTATTTATTTAGCAGCAAAAGGATCAGAAGGTTGGGGTTGGTTCATAGTTGGATCAATTCTAACTTATCCTGGTAATAAACATGACGAAGAAGACGATGAAAGTTAAATTAACAAGAGAATCTGATTTTAAAGAAGTTGAAGTTGAAGTCAATGATGAACTTATTGAAGTTGCAACAAAAGTAGATTCTAAACTAACTAATCCTTTAGGGTTTATATGTTCAGAAGATGGTTCAAAAGTATTTGTATATCATAAAACTAGAGAACGAACTCCGGGTGAAAAAGATTCTTGTATGTATAAAATAACAGTCGAAAAAATTCCTTATCAATGAGTGCATCTGGAAAAGTAATATCACATGAAATTACAATAGAGTTTAAATGTCCCAAAACAAAAGAAGATGTTAAAATGACAATATCTAGTCCCACAATAGGAACTGGACATCATTATGAAGACTGGGAGTATACATTACGTATCAGTTTATAAATGTGCTTCATGTGGTGGATGGCATCATGTTGAAATATAAAGTATGATAACACAGGAGAAATTTGATACAATTATATCAGAATTAAATTCCGATATAATTTGTTGTGCAGCGGTTGGTTCAAAATGTCAAGATAGCATTTTATTTGAACCAAATGAAAATGGACCTATAATAATTGATCAAAAACGAGAAATTTATAATATAGGAAAGTTTGAAAGTAAAACAATCAGTATTGATCCGAATTTAAGATGGGGTGATCTTAGAATTTTTGACAAAAAGGGAAATGTACTTATTGATTTAGCACAATATGACATAAATGTTATGTTTTTAATTTGATTGTCAATTTTAAGTTTCTGACTATTTTATTAGTTTAAAATGTTTATTACTTACTTAAAGATAAATTTATGGAACAAAAAGACCTTATAATAGTAAGAGGTATTCCTGGAAGTGGAAAAACAACATTTGCATCATTATTGAGTAATGATGTGTGCTGTGCAGATGACTATCACATGGTTGATGGAGAATATAAATGGAAAGCTGAAAACCAAGGATATGCACATAAATCATGTCAAAACAAATGTAAAGCTCAAATGGAATCCGGCAAACCAACAGTTGTTGTTGCAAATACTTCTACAACAATTAAAGAAATGAATCCATATATTGATATGGCTGAAACTTATGGTTACAGAGTATTTACAGTGATTGTTGAAAATCGTCATGGTGGTATCAATGAACATAACGTTCCATCGGATACACTTAATGCTATGGAAAAACGGTTCAATATCAAATTAAGATAATAGATGAACAGGATGATTTATGTCTGACATGCACATTATCACAAAAAAAATTATTAGTGAAAAGTCTTCTGCAAAATTTACAATAAATTATAAAAAAAGAATAAGAAAGCTGCGAGAAGCTAATGGTACATGCATTCCATTAACTATGGTAGATGATTATTTATTTTATTCATGTATTAGTAATTGGATTGAACGTATGTATGATTATATTACAGATCACTCACAACTTGATTTATTGAAGAAATATGGTGTTCGTAATGTTAAAACAAATGTATCTGGAGTAGTGCGTGATCATATATATTCTCGTAAAAGTGGTTTTATAAATAGTGTATTTCCAGAGATTCTTAGACATCCATGTAATTGTCAACTATTAACTCATAAAGAAAATATAAGAAAATTAGATCACTATACATTATATGAATTATTTAAAAACATATTAACATATAATGGAACATGGAAAGAACAGGCATTATGTGAAACGTTAATTAAAAAATATCTAGATGGTGAACGTACAATTATACATAAAAACATATTATGAAAACAATAAAACTTAATACATCCGACGGAACTATCTGGTTCACGTCGGATCTTTGACTCCATATCGGGCATAAGAACATTTGTTCAGGAACGTCGACGTGGTCAAGTTTAGAAGGAACACGGAATTTTCCAACTATTGAAAAAATGAATTCTACTATCATCGATAATATCAATAGAGATGTTATGCCAGATGACACTTTATTTATTCTTGGAGATATTTTATTTGGAAATAAACAGTACTTACCTGCTGCAATGAATAGATTCAATTGTAAAAATATCTATTTGATTTATGGTAATCATGACATGTACATTGAAAGTAATGAAGAATATAAAGCATTATTTAAAGGTTGTTATGATAACTTACATCTAAGAATAAAGGATGATGAAAAACATACTGAGATAATTCTTTCACATTATGCTCATCGTGTTTGGATGGGTTCACATAAAGGTTTCATTCATTTATACGGTCATTCACATAATTCAATTCCAGATTTTGGAAAATCTATGGATGTTGGAGTTGATGCTATATTTGCTAAAACTGGTGAGTATGCTGCAATTAGTTATGATGAAATACTAAGAATCATGAAAGATATTAAAGTAGAGTTTGTAGATCATCATAATAAAAATACATCTATGTTTTAATGAAAGATTTACAGATAATAGATGAACGTATTTGCTCTACCAGCTAAATAAAAGCAATCGGCTTTGAAATTGCGCTATGTAGCCGTCTGAACTTTACACTTTGTTAAAAACTGGCATTTATTATTACAAAGAATTACATACACAGGTTTTTATTATTAATTTCTAAAATATTATGAAAAAAGTATTTTTTTGATACCGAATTTACAGGATTATACCAAAATATAACCTTAATTTCAATCGGTTTAATTTCTGAATGTGGAAAAACATTCTACGCTGAATTTAACGATTATAACAAATCCCAAAGATGAATGGTTACAAAATAATGTAATCAACAATTTGAAATTTAAAGAACCAAAACAAGATGAAGATGAGTATTATGTTGCTACACGCTCAGAAGAAAACAAAATACCAAATGACATATACAAATCATTTTCACTTGAATTAAGAGATAAAACAAGTGTAATAAAACACCAATTATTACAATGGTTAGAACAATTTGACCAAGTTGAAATGTGGAGTGATTGTCTTTCTTATGATTGGTTTTATTTAATCAAATATTTGGACATGCTTTTAATATTCCTAAAAATGTTTATTACATACCATTTGATATTTGCACATTATTCAAAGCCAAAGGAATCGACCCTGATATTTCAAGAGAAGAATTTTCAAATATGAAAGAAAACGCTCAAAAACATAACGCTCTTTGGGATGCTAGAGTTATAAAACGATGCTTCGAGCTACTATCTTGTGCATAACGGTAAATGTAAGTGCCGTTTAAAACTGACGTATAAAGTTTGTAGATAATAAGCGAGAGGAACCTAATTTATGGTTCCTCTCAAAAAATTTAAAACTGATATATTGCTCTTAGTATTAACTTTCCACTTACTCCGGCGGACTCCAACCACCATCTTTCCTAGATACTTCTAAAACTGTTTTGTCATTAAACTATTGGAATAAGGTTAAACCATAAATAAAGCATTCCTCCTAGGATGGACTGTAGTCCTCACATAGCCTCGACACTACTCTACTTTATCAAGCATCAATTCTAAACAGAAAAATTATTTTTTTGATTGTTTTGACATATCAACTTCATGTTGAATTTTATCGGTAATCTCTATTTGAAGTACTCTTTTTTCTACATTATCAAATCTAACATCTGTCATTTCTATATGTGTTTTTAGATTATCTTGCAAGCCGTTTATATTTTCATGAATTGATTTAAACTCTTTTTCACCCTGCTCTAATCGTTGCGCCTGTAACGCAATCGTCTTATTTAGTGTATTAATCGATTTTATCATCTCATCAAATTTTACAATAAGCATTTTTAACACATATCCTAAAATCATGATAAGGATTCCAACTAACCCACTCAATATCCAATTTATAACTTCTGTCATGTTTTAATGATTATTTATGTATATATCCTTTTCCTGATTGTGTGAACAATGCTTTTAATAGTATGAAAATACGATAGATGGAGAGTATTTGTAGATACCTTTGAATATTTCAGTATCACTTCCAACTACTTGTATTTCATAACGGAGATTTTTTTTAAACCCAGATAATGTAATATTTTTTTCTATCGTTGGATCTTCATATACCCACGATGAATTAGAATCTATATTTACTTCTAAAACGGCACCAGTTCCATCCCCATCAATAACGTATGAAGTTGCTGGAGTTTCACCTGCTTTTGTAAATCCGTAACCATGATTAGTCATTACGATATTTACAATTTTACCATCTTCTATTTCTGCATATCCCTCTGCTGTTGCACCATTTATCACGCCGGAAATAAACGGAACACTAACTGACACACCAGTATATCCAGTACCGCCATCAATTACTCTAATATAGTCAACTCTTCCTTCAGTGTTAATATGTAAATTTGGAATGATTTCCAATGTGCTAATGCCGTCAATATTTGATTCATCAATATCTATAATTGGAATACTTAGATACCCTCCCCCTTCATCTATGACATTTAGATTTGTAATTAGAGATGGTGTTGCACCTATTTCAAATTCTATAACCGTTCCTCTTCCAGTATCACTTGAAACCGATATTGGAACTGGTCCATTTGCGGTTGCGCTGCCAGTCATTGAAAAATGAATAGAAGATATTTGTTGATTTGATGGAACTGTTCTCCATCGCAGTCTTGTATTTTTAACAGTATAATCAAAATTCACATATAGATTAATTGAATATGTGTCAGTACGTTCTAATTCATTAAACTCCAATTCGAAATCTAATAGTCTGTCATCAACATTAGTTTCTAATCTCCTATTAAAATCTAATACACAACTCTCATCTGCATATGGGTATCCATTTTCTCCAATAAAATGATCAAGGTCTTCAAATGAATCTGTAGTCTCTCGTTGCATTAATGTAATGTACATGTCTGATGACGTAGAGCCAGTTAAACCATTAAATATATTTTCACATATATAAAAACGTTTCATGCTGCCTCTGATGATATACAATGGGTCACCAGGTTTGATTGATTCATATAATGAAATATCATCTGTGGTAAATTTGAGTGTGCAGTATGTTGATCGATCGGTATCGATTTCTCTTAATATTGGTTGTACATTAAATGTGGCTGTATGAAGTGGAAAGTTTCCGCCAGACAATCCTTCTAAATTCGTTCCATTTTGTAGAAAGAAACGAGTATCTTTATTTAGAGTGATTTTAGTTTTGGACGTATCTATAATTTCCATAATTGTATATATTTGTGTGTATAATTACTAATTTTTATAAAAATTAAGTTTTTGTGGTAGAGGGACCATATGCTCCTCTGTGTAGTATGTTTAATGCAGCATTATAATCTGCATCTATAACATTACCACAACTTATGCATTCATAAAGTTCACCTTTACGTCTTTCTTTATGGATACTGCCACATTTTGAACAAGTTTGACTTCTTCTTTTGCCATAGATTCTAGCTGCGAATGAAGTTATTATTGAAACATATTAAGTTCTTTACAGATTTTAGTAAGTTTATGCATTGTGTAAATTTTAAATTGTTTATTATATATCAAAACTTTTAATCAGTTTTTTAACTTTTATAAAAACTTAATATATTATATCAAAGTCTTTTTCATTTATCAATGTGTATGTAAATGAATCGCCAAATGCATCTTTAGATAATTTACATATTTTAATAAATTCATTCCAATCATTAATACTTGATAGCACCTGGCAACCAGCACTCCATTTTCCAACAATGGTTGATGATGTGTACGATGCATGGTGAATGTTTGTGTAACCTATCTCTTCATATATATTAGATTCATTTAGATCAAATTGTTTATCCCTATCATTATCTCTAAAATATTTCATGGGTTTTTTCTGACGTAACGCTTCATATTTTCCATGATGTAATCCTATTGAATATGCTCCTCTATATTGTCCAGGAACCATGATTGCAGTACCATTTACATTTATTGGATTTTCTAAATAATATAAACCAGGATCTGTTGTAGCTTCATATGTTTTTACATTCCATTTTCCTTTATATTTCCACAATAAACAAACATAATCATTAAATGAGTTTGGAGTCATGTCTGTGCTACGTACGCCAACAATATTTAAGTTGTAATTTTTAGAATCATTTTTAAAGAATGCATAACCCTTTTTATTAAAAATTTTTTCAGTGTTTATTGGTGTGATTAAGTTCTTATTCATAATCTAATTGGTTATTTTTATTTGGATTGTATCCTTACACTCCGTATTTGTCAATAATTATACTATCAGCAACACTGTTTAAAGTTTCACGACCAAATTGCGTTTAATTTATCACGCAGTTCAAATCTGCGTTTCATAACATCTAAACTAATGCTAGAATATTTATGACCTTTATCGTCAAAATTAACTGAATCAAATTTTCCATGTAATATTATTTGTTTATTAAACTCACATGTTAGATTCAAATGATAACACACATCACCTAAATATGTATCTTCAATTCCCCATACATCTTGAATATCTTCATTGAAAAATTTTCCATCTTGAAATTCTAAAACTTTGTTTATAGCTTCACGTTTAAAAAATATTCCACATGAATAAAACCCATTCATCACTTTTCCATATTGAACTGGCATGTATTGAAATTCACCATCACCTTTATAATTTTCGTCACGGGAATCTTCTTCTATAAAAAATAATGATATGTCTGTATGATAATTATTAAACATATTAAAATCACCTTTGACGACATATCTATCACCATCTAAAAATATAACATCTGCATTTATGTCACAATGTGACAAACCTAAATTTCTTGAAAATGAAGTTTGACGTCCTGTTAAATGAGATGGAGTTTCGACATAATATTCATTATATTTTTTAAGTATTTCGACAGAATTATCTGTACATCTGTCAAGAACCCAAATTCGTTTTGCATTAATATGTCTTAATGAAAATAACATTTTTTCTATGCTTTCACCTTCGTTTTGTCCTATAATTACAATATTAAGCATATAAAAATTTTAAATTAATAACCTCTATAATAAAATATACCATTCCAATACATAAACGTTTGAAATACTTGATTATTATAATCATATGTACTCTGTGCATGTAGAAGATAATTATATAAATATTCAGTAAAACCACCGTTAAATAGTGTAACAGGTTCTCCATAGCTTATTTTACCACATAAAGTAACTTTATGACCATTATTCCATGATGTATCAGTCTGGATTCCAAAGACTTTTAATGCAGATGTAGTTTCAACCGATATAATATCTGTATTTGCTGGAATATCTAGTAAGTAATAATTATATGGATCGCATGCACCAGTTGCACCAGGAGGCATACCAAAATGATCTGCATAGTTAGCGTCATTTATAGTAAAAACATTTTCATTGGCTGGAAATATTTTTGTAAGTGTTCCATTGCTTGTCATTTGATATAGTCCACCATCGGCAGTTTCATATCCTAAAAAAGTACTTCCTTCTTCAGGCCATAGAGAATATGTAAGTCCAACTAAATCATCATGAGTAAAATGTACTTGTCCCATAAAATAGTGTTTTCTTTTATATATCTAAGAAAATTTTTCAAGTCTTGGTAATGAAACGCACCAACTATACAAGATGTTGCATATATTTTTATGTAAAATGAGAGGAACTTCGTTA